ATTTCATAAATAAGTATAAGGCTAAAAAGGCTAAGAAGTAATCATGTCGTCAAATCCTATAAATGACCTTTCTCAGGTCTATCTTAATCAAATTGCTAATGTCAAGAAGGCAGAGACAGAAGCTGATATAAAGAGATGGGAGGAGATAGGTGGTCCTACTCCTACTAACTATAAACCTACTGGTAATTCGGCTAAGATTAAGACCGAAGGAAAGGTTTTTAAATCTAATTGGAGAGTTGAGTTAAATGAGCTGGGAGATCCTGATGCAAGTATTCCCGTCTTTCCAGGTGGGGAAAAGCAAGCAGAGAAAAAAGTTAAAGAAGTAAAAGGTATTAAAAATAAAATTCAAATTAATCCTAAACTCCATGAAGTTGTTAGTGAGTTGGGTGGTGAGTTAATTGAAGCAATAGAAATTGATCCAGCGATAGCATCTGCTGTTGAATATTTCTATGAAGAAGGTATTAATGAAGAAGGAATAGATCAACTCATTGAAGAGATAGGACTTGAAGCATTTGTTGACTTCGTTGATGGTGGTGCTATACAACTTAATGAAGAGAGAGCAGCTAGACGGGCTACTGTAAGAGCAAAGAAGTATGATGTAGTAAAGAAAGAAGTCGATAAGGCAGATGCTGCAAGAAAGAAAGCAAAAAAAGGAGAATATGCTCCTTCATATGCTAAGAAAGAAACTGATGTAACTGTTTATGATGATAAACCTACTGCTAAGAAGAAAGCAGCTACTCCTAAGAAACCAGCTGTACCTAAGAAACCCGCTGCACCAGCAAAACCAGCAGCTCCAAAGAAACCCGTTACTCAGAAGGTAGTTAAGGCAGTTGCTAAGGTTAAGCAGACTCAACCAGTCAAGAAACCATCTAAGCCTGGTTTAGCTGATAGGATTCGTAGTGCATATAAGGCAGGTGTAAAGCGTCATCGTAAAGCAACTCAGGTTCCCAGAGTATTTGCTAAGGGTGCTGTTGCTGGTGCTAAGAAAGCAGTTAAGTTTGCTAAGGATGTTAAGAAGGTTGTTAGTGAACATCATCAAACAGATAAAGATGGTAAAGTGATAGAGCATAGTGATGGTACATCTAGTGCTGTTAATGAGAATTTGAAGTCTCGTGAGCAAGTACTTCAAAGAAAACAGTTAGTATTAGATCGTCAGAAACTTATGTTAAGACGTAGATCTCAGGCGATGAAAAAGAAAGAAGAAAATGGTGGAACTAATACTGATGCTCAAGCAAATGTAATTGCTAATGAATCCAGAGATAGAGCACTTGACATTGTGAGGGCAAGTATCCTAAAAAAGCACGGGAAGGGTGCTATTTACGACCCTAAGACCGTTAAAAAACCTAGTGAAGCAGATAAAGCAAAGGCTGCTGCTGAACGTAAGAAGAGACAGGATGCCGACAATAAAGCATATGCTGCTAGGGCTAAAAAAGCAGGATATAAGAATCCTCAAGACTATACTAATGTAGTCGCAAGGTATGGTAGTGAAGACAACTATAAAAAAGGACGTGGATTAGGAACATGATGCCGCTGCCAGAAATACCAACAGATGAATGGTTTGATAACCCCTTAGATCGTATGCCAATAGCAAGAGAATCCAACGAAAACCCCAGACCAGAAGAAGAAATTGCTGATTGGTTTGATGAAAGTGATGAGATAGAACATGAAAAGAATTATGCTTCTCGTCATGAATCTTCCCCAGATTTTGAGAAGAGTGCGGAAGAAGTAGTGACGATGCATGAGAAGATGTATAGAATTGCTACCGCAAAATATAATCCTTTTGCAATAGGTGGATCGGAAAGTATTCATGACTTCCAAGGAGGATCTGAAAATGCCAGCAGTATCTAAAAAACAACAAAGATATTTTGGATATCTCTTATCTAATCCAGAGGAGAGAAAGAAAAAGGGTATCAGTAAGAAAGCTGCTAAGGATTTCGCACAGGATGTTAAAGAAGGTGCTGCATGGACAAAGAAGTCGGGTAAGAATCCTGAAGGTGGATTGAATGAGAAAGGTAGGAAGTCTTATGAAAGAGATAATCCTGGTTCTGATTTAAAAGCACCACAACCCGAAGGTGGTTCTAGAAAGAAATCATTCTGTGCTCGTATGGGTGGAATGAAAAAGAAACTTACTAGTTCTAAAACAGCAAACGATCCAGACTCAAGAATTAATAAAGCACTTAGGAAGTGGAAGTGTAATGAAGTAGCACCTCCTGGTTGGGGTCATACTAAGGCAGAGAAAGAAAAGACTAAACCTTGGAAACCTAAGTCAAAGATTGGTGGAACTGCTGCTGCATTTAAGAGAGCATTAGATGATGGTAGATTTAAGGGACTTCCTGGTAGTAAAACCAAGAAGGAAAAGACTGCTGATATGTTTAAGTTGATGTGGTCTATGAAAAAGAAAGGTGACCATCCACATTACAAACCTGGTACTGACAAGAAGTATAAGAAGTATGAAGAAGATTGGAAACCAGAGATAGAACATGTCAAAGGATCTGATCTACGTAAGAAAGCAGCAGAGAAGAAGAGGAAAGCAGCAGCAGATAGTTTACCCCCACATTTAAAACTGGATGTTATGAAGAAAGCATTTGCATCTACTAATGAAGAAATGACCTATCAGGAAGCAATTGATGCTGGTTGGGAAATGACTGGTGAAGGTATTTGGATGCCTCCTCAAATTGAGGAAGAAATTACTCCTAGTCCTAATGTCAGTAGGAAAGATAGAAAGGCAATTGATAAAAGGTTTAAAGGTCTTTTTAAGAAAGATTTAAAAGGAACTGTAGCGGGTGTGAATGAAGATAGTTATGTAAAGGATTATGAGAAGTTAAAGAAGAAGATTGGGAGTAAAGAAAAACACGATAAACCTGCTATAAAGGAAGGAAATAGTTATCAAGATTGGCAAAAAGCAGCAAGAGAGGCACACGCAAGAGTGAAACAGACAAAATTATCTCAGCATAAAAAAAATGCTGAGGACCTTTATAAGGAAAGAAATAAAGGTATTAAATTTTATGACAAAAAAGGATCTGGGAGGATTATTGGTGGTAGAAAGAAGTACGATTGAAGATCAAGTAGAACAAAAGATTATGGAACGTGAAAAAAGGAAAGCGTTTAAAGAACGTTGTTATGATCTGCGTTCTGATCGTATAAAATATGGTGTTAAGTTTTGGGATGCCAAAGGTTCTGGTAGAATTGTTAAAGGTAAGAAGGATTACGACTAAATAAAATAACTTACAATTTAATATCATGGCAGATTTAGGACTTGATGCCTCACAGGAGACACGCATCACAGTGATGCAAATGCAGATAGCGAGATTGGAAGAGAAACAAGAAGAACTACGTGAAAGACTTAAAGTTGTAGAGAAATGGGTGATAGGAGCAGCTGCAGTATTGGCAGCCGGTACTACTGTCATAGGGTTTGCAACTAACATATCTAAGGCATATCTCTAAGATCATAGTTCTATAAATATTCATTAGCACAGAAATTCTACGGAAAAAACGACATGGCACTCTGGGGAAATAACGACAATGTGAGCGCACTTGGTGAGAGTGGTGCGGGTGTAGTAACACTGGATTATGATACTTTAACTATTACTGGAACGGGATCTAGTTTCGGTACTCCAGGGTATGCGAAGACTGGAGATGTAATAAGAATTGGTATGACCACTGATTCAGGAACCTATTTTGGTGATGCTGCTATTGTGGGTATTGCTTCAACTACTACGTTGACCATTGCTTCGACAATGGGACTTAGTGGTGCTGCTATTGCTGATACTTCTTATCAGATCAGTGAGTTGCCTCAGTATACAACTCTCCAACCATGGTATAGTATGGATTCTGATGTTAATAGAGAGGATCCTTCTAATCAAACTACTTTCATTGGAGCTGCCACTACTAATGTCGGTATAGGAACTAGTATTATCGCTTTCCAAAAACCCAATAATGCCTTTTATCCTGCATGGGCTTTGTTCTCAGACAGCGTAATTCAAATTGGTGATACAATTGTAAATGACGGTAATAATTTAACAATTGTTTCTATTGGTACAGCGATGGTTACTGCTAACCATGCTTCACCTGGTGCTGGTTATACAGTCTATGTTAATGGTGGTAACCAAGCTCTTCCAGGAATAGATGTTGGTGCTATTGTTAGGATAGGTACTGGTGGAACGGGTGAAGGTTACGTTATAACTTCCTTGGGTAGTACCGGTATCACATTTGGATCCACTATTTCCCAAGCAATTGCTGCGGGTGATGGATTAATGTTTGAAGATATGCAATGGGCTCAAGTGGATGCGGGAGTAACTGCTGGTATTAGCACTGATGATGAAATAGACATCCAGAGATATTATGGTGGAAACCATAAGAAAGTCTTTGGTGTATCGGGTGCAGGTGTAACTGCTGCTCTTGCTAGTCAGTATGAGACTGGTGCTGGTTGGGTAGGAGTTCAAACCTACTATGATAATGCAGGTAACTACCGTGTTAAGAAAGAGATTCTAGTCGCAATGTCTGGTATCGAAACTGGTAACCAACCTGTTTACCCAACGGTTTCTTAATTCTTCGCCTCATATGATATGCTTTTTCATGAATTGAATGAGGGAAATTTTTCCCTCTTTGCTATTAAAAATTATGAAAATCCGCAAGCAGTAACCAAAGAAGATTTTGATAAAGATCTTAATCATTTTAAATATATTAAAAGGTTACTGAAACGGTATAAGAATACGGGTCAATTAAAGACCCATCTTCTTTTAAATCATTTTATTATTCTTTATAATATTTTTGGTGAAGCTTGTACACCAATGCTGTTCTATAAAATAGAACCAGATTTGTGGCCATCAATGAAAACTTTTGTTATGTTCTTAGGTAAATTACCTGAGTATCCTAAATCTACTATACATGACGTACAAGTAGATCTTTATTGCCTATCAGAACTCTATAAGATTTACAATGGAAGAGAAGAAACTGAATTGGATAGTAAACCTGATAAGGGAACAGATGATGACAACGGGTAGTGTACCCGGTAAACCTGGTTTCAGTAATAAAGCAAATGCAAAAGGACCAACCGCAGGATTTGATCCAGTAATAGGTAAGGTAGAAAAGAGAAAGAAACCTAGATATATTTGGACTAAGGGGATAAGAAAGAATTGGAAGCCGAAAAGTGAGAGTTAACGACGCTGTAATAGAAAGATTAGAAAAAGTAATAGATACTCTTAGTGAGAACTCCATTAAGATGGGGCAGATGCTTGCTGTCCATGATGAGAAATTAGACAAACAGGATAGGATCGATGCAGTATTATTTGAGAAAGTTGAATCGGTTCATAGAGAGGTCAACCGTCAGAGTGCGGAGATTAAGGCAGGATGTGAGAGAGATATTCGCAAGGTAGATGATAGACTTCGTAAGATAGAGATGAAGATGTGGACAATTGCTGGAGCAATTTCCATCATTAGTTTTGTAGTATCACCAATTGGACAGAGAGTTGTTGGAACCTTCTTGACAACAGCACCTCAAACGAGTATGATATATTCAGAGTAAAACTTTGAATGGATCTTGTTGATTCAAATTATATTGGATTAGTATCTTCTAGGTTATCTAAATTTAAAAGAGTTAAAGCGAATCTTTATAATTTTCGCTGTCCTATTTGTGGCGACTCTAAAAAATATAAGAATAAGGCAAGAGGATATTTTTATGGGATAAAGGAGAATGTAAATTTTAGGTGTCACAACTGTGGTGCTTCTATGACTTTTAGTAATTTTTTAAAAGAAATTGATACTACTCTCCATAAACAATATATTATGGAGAAATTTAAGGAAGGATTTGCTGGAGTGAAAGGTGGATCTGCCATTGAAAAACCAGTGGAATTAAAGTTTGAAACTCCTAAATTTAAAACTAATATAGACCTTCCTTTAGCATCTACTGTAGATGTTAGTAGAACTTATTTGGAGAAACGTAAGTTAGATCCCACTAAGTTTTACTATGCAGAAAAGTTTGTTGAGTATGTTAACTCTCACAAACAAAGCTTGAATATGAAGGAACATTCGCGTATAATTATACCCTTATATTATCAAAAGAACTTAGTTGGGGTTCAGGGCAGAGCTCTAAATTCTAACTCTGTTAAATATATTACAACCATTTTTTATGATGACGCACCAAAGATCTACGGACTGGATAGCATCAGAAGAGGAGCTCCAGTCTTCATTACAGAAGGACCATTCGATAGCACGTTCTTACTCAATAGCATTGCTTTGTGCGGTGCAGACGGTGATGTTAGGAAGTGGGGTGTTAGCACTCCTGTTTGGGTTTATGATAACGAGCCAAGGTCTAAGGAAATTACGGCAAGAATCTCCAGCACCATTGCTAGAGGTGAATCCGTCGTTATCTTCCCCAGTAATATCCACTATAAGGTTATAAATGATATGGTTCTTGCTGGACATGATGTTCAGAGTATAGTAGAATCAAATGTATATCATGGACTAAAAGCAAAACTTCAATTTAACACTTGGAAACGAATATGAGCAACGGACTTAAAGTTAAGAAAAGAAATGGTTCTATTGAACCTCTTGACTTAGAAAAGATGCATAAGATGGTTGAGGAGGCATGTAAAGACCTTGCTGGAGTTTCTGCATCTCAGGTTGAAATGCAATCTGGAATTCAGTTTTATGATGGTGTTACAACAGCAGAGATTCAAGAAATTCTTATTAAATCTGCTAGTGATTTAATTGATTTGGATCATCCTAATTATCAGTTTGTTGCTGCTAGACTTTTATTATTTTCAGTAAGAAAAAGTCTTTATGGACGTATGAGGACTTTACCTCATTTGGAGAAACATATTTACAGTTGTACTAATGCAGAAGTATATGATAAAGATATTTTTTCTAAGTATTCAAAGGAAGAAATTGAAAAAGCTAATGGATATATTGATCATGAACGTGATTTTATGTTTACCTATGCTGGTCTTCGCCAGGTAGTTGATAAGTATCTCGTTCAAGATAGAAGTACTGGTGGGGTATATGAGACTCCTCAGTTTATGTACATTATGATCGCATTAACGATCTTTGCAGAATACCCTAAAGAAACGAGGCTCAATTATGTTAGACGATACTACGACGCAATCTCAAGACACCGAATCAACATCCCAACCCCCATCATGGCCGGAGTTAGGACCCCTATCCGTCAATTTGCTTCTTGTGTTCTCATTGATAGCGATGACACCCTCGATAGTATCTTTAGTTCTGACATGGCTATTGGCAAATACGTTGCACAGAGGGCTGGTATCGGTATTAACGCGGGCAGAATCAGGGGAATCAACAGTAAAATCAGAGGAGGGGAGGTACAACACACAGGTGTGGTCCCCTTCCTCAAAAAATTTGAGGCAACTGTTCGATGCTGTACTCAGAACGGCATCAGGGGTGGATCAGCAACTGTCCACTTTCCTATCTGGCACCAAGAAATCAGAGACATCCTCGTCCTCAAAAACAACAAAGGAACCGAAGACAACAGAGTCAGAAAACTCGACTACAGCATCCAGTTAAGTAAATTATTTTATGAGCGATTTATCAAAAGTGAGGATATTAGTTTATTCTCTCCTCACGACGTTCCTGGTCTCTATGACGCTTTTGGTACTGACGGATTCGACGAACTCTACGAGTCCTACGAACGGTCAGAGGAAATTTCAAGAGAGACTATCCCTGCCCAAGAACTTATCTTAGATCTCCTTAAGGAGAGAGCAGAGACTGGACGTATCTATATCATGAATATAGATCATTGTAATACTCATTCATCCTTTAAGGATAAGATTAGTATGAGTAATCTCTGTCAAGAGATCACTCTACCTACTACACCTATACAACACATTGATGGTAGTGGTGAGATTGCTTTGTGTATTCTCTCTGCTATTAACATAGGTAAGATTAATAAGATTGAAGAGTTGGATGAGTTGTGTGAGTTAGCAGTAAGAGGATTGGATGCATTGATAGACTATCAACAGTATCCTGTAAAGGCAGCAGAACAATCTACAAAGAATCGTAGGTCACTTGGTATAGGTTACATAGGTCTAGCACATTATCTTGCTAAGAATAATGTTAAGTATAATGATCCAGAAGCACATAAATTAGTTCATGATCTAACAGAAAGATTTCAATATGCATTGTTAAGTGCATCTAATCATCTTGCAATGGAGAAAGGACCGTGCGGTTACTTTGGTAAGACAAAGTATGCTGACGGTATACTTCCTATCGATACATATAAGAAAGAAGTAGATGAGATTGTACCTAATGACCTATCATGTGATTGGGAGCATCTTAGGAAGCACATATCTAAGTATGGGTTACGGCACTCAACACTGTCGGCACAAATGCCTTCGGAGAGCAGTTCCGTTGTGTCAAACGCTACCAATGGAATCGAGCCTCCTAGAGACTACTTGTCCATTAAGAAATCAAAGAAGGGGCCTCTTAAGCAGGTTGTTCCATCATATACTACACTAAAGAATAACTATACTTTACTGTGGGATATGCCAAACAATGATGGATACATCAAGGTAACCGCAGTGATGCAAAAGTTCTTTGATCAAGCCATCAGTGGTAACTGGGCATACAATCCAGAGCATTACCCTGATAATGAAGTACCAGTGTCAGTAATGGCAAAGGACTTACTAACAACCTATAAGTATGGTTGGAAGACTTCTTACTATCAGAATACATATGATGCTAAGAAAGATGGTGATGATATTATAGAAGATAAGAAAAGTAAACTAGAGAGTTTACTTGCTGAGGTAGAGACAGCAGACGACGATTGCGAATCATGTAAAATCTAATGACAGAAAACTGGAACGGGTATTCTAACGAAGGAAAGTTTGATGGGGTAACGGTATTCAATTCCAACCCTGTGGATAGTAAGAAGCAACCCATGTTCTTTGGACAACCTCTTGGTCTCCAAAGATATGATGAGTATAAGTATCCTGTATTTGATAAACTAACCACACAACAGTTAGGTTATTTCTGGAGACCTGAGGAGGTATCACTCCAAAAGGATAGAGCAGATTATAAGATGCTGACACCAGAACAAAAGCATATATATACTTCAAATCTGAAGTACCAGATCATGCTTGACAGTGTACAAGGTCGAGCACCTGGCATGGCATTCATGCCCTATTGCTCTCTTCCAGAATTGGAGGGAGCAATGAATGTATGGCAACTCATGGAGATGATCCATAGTAGATCATACACATACATAATTAAAAACGTATACCCCAATCCAAGTGAAGTGTTCGATACTATACTTGGAGATGAAAAGATATTAAGTCGTGCAAGCTCAGTAACTTCATCGTATAACGAACTTATAAATCATGCACACGAATACGATAGCGGTAACATCTGGAGGATGGCCGCTGAAGGCCACCCATCAGGAAGTTATGACAGGAAAGAACTCAAAAGAAAACTCTACCGAGCAGTACTCAACGTCAATATTCTTGAGGGCATTAGGTTCTATGTCTCCTTCGCTTGCTCGTTTGCGTTTGGTGAACTCAAAATTATGGAAGGATCCGCTAAAATTATCTCTCTTATCGCCAGAGATGAAAGCCAACATCTTGTCCTTACTCAACAGATCATCAAAGCGTGGCAAAATGGTGACGATGAAGAAATGGTGGTCATCGCTGCAGAAGAAAAATCCAACATCATAGAGATGTTTAAGAATGCTGTGGAAGAAGAGAAGGCATGGGCATCATACCTCTTTAAAGATGGCAGCATGATAGGACTAAATGAAAAGTTATTATCACAGTACGTAGAGTTCACTGCTAACAGAAGACTACGTGCACTTGGTTTCGATCCACTGTATGACATTGGTATTAGAAACAATCCTTTACCATGGACACAGTACTGGTTAAATAGTAAAGGACAACAGAACGCACCACAAGAAACGGAGATAGAAAGTTATGTCGTCGGAGGAATCAAACAAGATGTCACCAAAGAAACCTTCAAAGGATTCTCTCTTTGAAAATCCTAGACCAGAGGAAGATATAGCAGAGATGATGAGAGCAATCACTGATGCAGAAGACATCAATTATAATGACATGGCAGGTGGATGAAGATAGAGTTTGAAAAACAATTTGGTGAAGGTACAGACCCTTGGTATGCAAAGGCAGAGAGGTGGGCTAAGAAGCAACGCTTCCCCATCTCATTTTTATTACTTGGTGCTATCGAGTGGTTGAAAAATAAATGGATTGATGTTAAAATATATAATACTATGCGTGACATAGACCGTCAGGCAGATGCAATTAAAAAAATCTGGGAAGAAGATGACAGAACAGAACCGAACATTGTGGAGACAGGAGTATTTGGAGATGAAGGCTGGTCTATCGAAATTTCAAATCCAGTTGTTGAAAGAGGGACCTCAACAACTAGCACAGGCATGGTTACTCCAAGCGATGCACAACGATTACAAGAGGATGAAGGGGATAAAGGAACCACCCAGTAGAGAGTCGGGATACCAGACCTCTTTAAAGGAATGGTTTAAGAATTACAACTAAAGCTTGACTAAATACTTGTGGATATGTTAGCATATCCTTACGTTCATCTCTTAGGAGACGCAAGTAAGCCGACTCGGAACGGGTTCGTTCATCCTCTATTTCATGTATAACATTCTTGCCATGTTAATAACACTTGGAGCACCACTTAATTGTGATGATGCCAATGAGTTATTATCTTTAATTAGACCCTTTGATCCTCAAAGGTTGGAGATGGTAAAGGTGATCGTGGTACATACTGATCCAGTATGTTTTGAGGACGCAAAAGCCGACTGAAGGAACGGTCTAATCAACCCAATTCCAACAGGAGCAAAGCCAATGGCACAAGTCACTTACCGTGGTGTCCAGTATGACACTAACAGAGCAAAATCTCAGCAATCAAACAAGGTCGAATTAGTTTACCGTGGTGTAAAACTAAATAAAGATCTTACAACTGCGAAGTAATGGAAGTACTATGGATTAGTGCTGCATCAGCACTATTCATTACCATTATCTACGCTGAGACTTTAATCCTTTATAAGGATGCTTAACTCACTCCCCGACTACATACAGTATTCGGGGATTTTTTATGCAAAGAACGAGATTAAAAACATTAATACAAGATTTAGAAGACCTATTAGCGGAGTTAAAATCAGAGGTCTACGCAGACACGAGTGCATATATTGACAGTAATGGAGAACAGTGGTATAGTGGTGAAGACGATGACGGATACCCAGATTGATTATGAAAATCCCTGGTTATATAAAGGTACAGCTTTCACTACTAATGATATTGGCGACTTCTTCGGTTTTGTCTACAGGATTACAAATTTACAGAATGGTAGACAGTACATCGGAAGAAAATATTTCTACCAAAAGCGTAAACCCACTGGCGGTAAGAGAAGAGTTACAAAGGAATCTGACTGGAAGCGGTACTACGGAAGCTCTGAGGAACTTAAACGAGACATTAAAGAGTTTGGTAAACAAGTATTCAGAAGAGAAATTATAAGTCTACATAATACAAAGGGTTGGGTTAATTACGAGGAGACCAGACAACTCTTTTTAAATAATGTACTAAGTGAAACTGAAAACTATTACAACTCAAATATCCTTGGCAGATACATGAAAAAAGATTACTACAATGAACAACGTACCGTCTGAAATTAAATCACAATGCGATGATCTACTAGAGTGGCATCAAGCTCGTTGTGATGCATTAGTAGAAGACAAACAGTATGAGGATATGTATTCACTTTATATGGAATGGCATGAATGGATTGAAGAAGAGAATCCAAGCGTGATGGTGTTAGGGCATTGGGATGAAGAAGAGTGATATAGATTATCTTTATGAATGGGCACGAGCACAAGACTTTCCGTTACGACGAGCTCCAACTGCTGTTGGTTATTCTAACAAGGATATATACTTCTGTTGGTTGAAAGGACACAGAGAGGATCATGGTTGTGTTCGTAAAAGTATCATAGATGATCAAAAAGTAATAGATATTCTAGAAGATGATGAGATACTTCTAGCTACAATATCTCTTTTTGAATCAGGAACAGAATTAGGACCTCATAAAGATCCACCAGTTTATAACAAAAGTAAAAAAAGAGAAACACCAAAAGCATACAGAAGAATACAGATACCTTTATACATACCTTCCAATGAATGCTATATGATTTGGAAAGGGGAGAAAGTTCTTTGGGAAGAGGGAGTTCCTCAAGTATATGATGTAATGGATCACGTTCATTCGGGGTATAATTATTCTGACGATGATATGATTTTTCTATTCATTGACATTTTAAAGAAAGATGACAACAGTAACTTGCACTAAATGCAACAACACAATACAGTCTAAACACGAACATGATTATAGGATGTGTGGTTGTGACAATCAGACATATGTTTGTGGTGACACCTATGGTGGACTAGACATGAGTTATGTGGTAGCATTAACTGAACCTAAAGAAGAGAAACAAATTAGATTAGGAACAGAAGCACCACGAAGAAGAACAACTAGGATGACTGACGTAGATATTAGATAATGGATATAGCACAGTACCCTCGACTTATTACATCAACATCCATTTGGAGACTGACTAGGGAAGTGCACATGTTCAACCCTCTACCAGGTAATTGTTGGATAGGACTGCATGACACTCCAGAGAATGCTTTGGAGAAATATATCTTGGATTCATATGACATGTACTTCAAGGATGACTACCCAAATGTTACAGGATTTGAATGGTGGTTCCATTTTATTGAAAAGTGTGATAGAATGATAGCGTTCCACTCTGACCATGATGAAATGGTTAGGAGGGAGAATGAAGGTGAGATGAAATATCCTCTCCTATCCACAGTCACTTATCTCAACAATCACAACTCACCAACGATCGTTTGGGACACTTCGACTGGGAAAACTCAAAAGGAGTATCGAAATATACCACCCACTGAGGTTGTGTTTTCGATCCCTGAGGAAGGAAGGATGCTCACCTTTAATCCAAGATATATACACGGAGTGTTACCGCACAGCGAGGGTAGAATTACTCTCATGTATAATCTCTGGGACTACAGACCCAAAGGATTGAACCGTGTGGACAAACGTACATGGGCGAGTGACATGTCATCTCATTTCTTTATGAAAGGAGAGAGTAGAGAACCAACCAACTGGTTAGGTGAGACAGTAGACACCAGTGTCAAACTGTTCGGTCCTAATTGGATGAGACATGTTACATTCAAACATCCTAAAGATGCAACAAATTACGGAGATTTTTGGAGTGTAATCCAATGATTGAAATTAAAGAAGAAGAACTTAAACAAAAGGAAGACCACTATGCTGCCTTAGCAGAGAGTGGTGAACCTATATTGGTCGTCAAACCAGATGGTAATAAGTATCTCATGGTTCCTCAGAAACCAGATGACATGAGACATCTATGGGATCATGACGACGGAGCATAAATAACTAAAAACGTTGTGCAATGGATTGGTTACCACATATAGTAGTAAAGGCAGATCAGAATGCTGTACCCTCTACTGCTGCATCAGCATTAAAAACATTTAGTATAGGATTTCCAGAGCATACTGCAACGGTACACTATGTTGGTTCATCTGCTGCAGTAAAAAGTTTCTGTGAGAAATGGTGTAAGGAAGGTGGACATAAGTTCGTCGCATATGATAATAAGATAAGACAATCCAGATTACACTACGCTATCGTTAAGAGTAGTAGACTTCCTGTTGTACTCATCAGAGGTACAGCAGTTTTTTATGGTGACATGAGTGATTACTCATTGTCTAAGGGTAAAATATTTGGTGGATATATCTGGCCATCATATGCTTCTCAACCAATCACAGATGACAAGAGTGTAATCAGACTATCAGCAGTGGATAAAACTATTATCTTCTGTGGAGAACCTATCAAGGCAATGAACCTTGTGAATGAGATTACTAAGTGGGAAAGACCAGACACAGGTGGTGAAGCAGTTGGTGTTACGAAGTGGGATGGTCAGACTATAGTAATGAATGGTGAAGTGTACCAACAAGAGAGTGGTTTCTTCAACATGATATACCAGTGGGATCCATCAACGTTCTCTAAGTTCAATGCAAAAACATTTGCAAACTATGAGACTATATTATTTGGTAACGCAGTATCATCAGTACATGGTTCACTAGAACACATGCCAGATCAAGAAGCATTAGTCATGGGTGGTATTAACTCTGCACTCAATGAAAATTATGATGATCTCAAGGGAAGTATGAAGAAGGGACTTGACAGTTTGATACCTTACGTGGTAAAGTAGCTACATAATATCAGTCACAATAATATAATGGCTGATGTAAAGAAAGAGGAAAAGAAAGGTCCTCTAGGTAAACTTAAAGAAGTAGCAGAAGATAAGGAGGAACAACTTCAATACTTAGCTACACTCATAAGAGTGATAGTCCTTGTGTGGTCCGCAGGAATCTTGACGTTAAATTACGTTAAAATACCAGGCTACGAGAGAGGAGAGAGAATTGATCCAACCTTTATAGCTTCGGTCTTCACAGGAACTTTAGCTACTTTTGGCGTGGCCGCTGGAGGTAAGAAAAAGAAAGATGGTGAGGGTAGTAGTGCTAACATATCTAAAAAGGATATGGAGTTTCTTATTGCTAAGGCATCTGAAACTGCACCTGCACAAACTATAAGGATCGAATCTGGTCCTGTAAAAATAGTTCCTGATACAAAGTAAATTTATTAATTAGTCCAATGCAAAAAATTATCAATGCGATCGCAATATCGTCTGGTGTTGTATCTCTTGCCCTTATTGCTGGTGGGGTGGGTGTATATGTCAACCGAGGAAAAATTATTGATAGTGTCAAGTCTCAAGTCATGGAGCAAGTCTCTGGTGCACTTGGTTCATCACTCGGTGGTTTGGTTCCAGACGCAACTGGACCTGCAATACCAACACCTCCATCAAATCCTCAAGCATCTGGTGCAGTAGGTTTACCTCCACTGCCATGATAGGTAAAGAGACACCTGCTATCAAATATGATAGAGCACTGACTCTATTTCAAGAGTCAGTCTTGGAACCTAATCATCAGTTACGAGGGTGTGCCCATAACCAAGGGTGCTTTGATGAATTGATGGAGATTAGGGAGCATGTCTTAGAATATCTTAAGACATTGAGAGAGGTCACACATCATACTAATCCAGATGAGAGTGATGATCTTGAAACTGCTAAATTAATTGA